CTTGGCAAAACCTTCAATCAAAGGACAAGGATCAATAAATGCGGGGATAAGCTTGTTAAAAGAATTTGAAATTATAATATCAAACGAAAGTAAAAATATTAAAAAAGAACAATTAACTTATTTTTGGGAAGAAATGAAAGACGGTACTATCATAAATAAACCAATTTCAAAAAACGATCATACAATGGACGCACTTAGATATGTTGTTTATAGCAGATATAAAAACAGATATGATTTTTTCGTAATATAAAAAAAGAATTTATTATTTTGTATTTTTACAAAAAATTTATATAAATGGCATCATTTTTCGACCGCTTCAAAAATCTATTAACTAAAAACCAACAATCAACTGCACAAGAATATAACCGAGCAATTTATAATTGGCTTGGTGAAAGTTTAATTTGGAATGCAGAAAATGATGAAACGTATATTAATGATGGTTACAGAAAAAACTCAACAATATATTCTTTAATTAATTTAATTACAAAAGCAGCATCGACAATACCAATAAATGTTTACGAAAAAGTGAGCGAAAACAATTTAAAACGCTATAAGGCAATGACTAGCGGTACGATTGACGGCAATATTATACACAAAGCCAATATGCTAAAAAAAAGCGCTTTAGTTGAATTAAACGATACAGATTTACACAAATTATTAGAACGCCCAAACCCGGCGCAATCTTACGCAAGTTTTATTAGCGAATTAATTGCCTTTGGAAAATTAACCGGCAACAGATATATATATGGAATAGGACCTGACACGGGTGTTAATACAGGTAAATATAAAGAGCTTTATGTTATGCCTAGTCAAGTAATGGAAATTATTAGTGGAGGAATGTTTGAACCGGTAAAAGAATACAGGGTTGAATATAACGGTGCTTACAGCATACCGGCCGATCAAATATGTCACATAAAAGATTTTAACCCATATTATGACGGCACTGGATCACATCTTTACGGTCAATCACCTTTAAAAGCTGGTTTAAGATCGTTAACTACAAATAATGAAGCCGTACAAACAGGTGTAAAATACCTACAAAATCAAACAGCAAGAGGTGTTTTAATGAGCGATGAAGGTGATCTTAACGAAACGCAAGCACAACAATTAAAAGATAAATTCAGATCAACTTATCAAGGATCTAATAATGCTGGAGATATAGTCATAACACCAAAAAAATTATCTTGGGTTAATTTTGGATTATCGGCCGGTGACATATCTTTATTAGAGCAATATAATGCTAGTATAAAAGATCTTTGTAACATATATTCAGTTCCTTCACAATTACTTAATAACGACAAATCATCAACATATAACAACGTAAAAGAAGCAAAAAAAGCTTTATATCAAAATGCAGTTATACCGGAAATGTTAAAAATTAGAGATGAGTTGAACAGATGGCTAGCACCTAAATTTGGTGAAAAATATTTTATTGATTTTGATTTTTCTGTTATACCTGAGTTACAGGAAGAAATGGACAAAGTTGTAGATCAGATGGCGAAAGCTTGGTGGATTACACCGAATGAAAAAAGAGCGTCTATGAGTTATGCTGAGGAAGAAAACGAATCATTTAATGAATTTTATGTTCCGGCAAATTTAATACCTGTGAGCGGTGATAACATAGAAATTTTACCTCAACCGGCTTTACCAGAGCAAGAAGATGAACAAGAAAAAAATATAAATAATATTAATGTTGATTATAAATCAGTTGTTCCGGGTATGACTGATGTTTACACTACAGAAGCAGAAGCAGTAGCAAGAGCAATCGAGCTTGGCGGATCCGGTTTTCATATACAAGATTTTGACGGTGAAGAAGTTTTTATGCCTTTTAATACGCATGAAGAATATGAGCAAGCTGTCAAAAGTTATGAAGAACAAAAAAAATACAAACATATTTTCCCCAAATTTGCTACATATAAAAAAGATGTGTAATGCCGAAATATGATAAATACAAAAAAGCTTACGAAAAAAATTTAACAAAGGCAGAAAATAAAATATTGCCAAAAATTAAAAGATTCTACAAGCAAGAGTATCAAAAAGGCGTAAATAATTTTATTGAAACTAACGAAACTAATTATCAAAGTTTATTTCAATACAGTTACATAAAAGAATTTTACAGTGAACTTTATAAAAGCATTGGTTTAGATATGGCAAAATGGTACGTCAACAATTATAAAAAATATCTAAAAAAATCAGATGATATTGTTACAGATGTAACACTTTGGGTGAGTATATTTAATGATTATGCTAACAGAGTAGCAGCAACAAATGTTGTATCGGTTAGTGGTACAGCACAAAAAACTTTAATTAAAATTACTCAACGTATATTAAGAGATCCCGAGCTTTCAATGTTAGGTGCTAGCGAAAAAGCAAGAATATTAATGAATCAATTTAATAAATATAGTTCTGTACAAGCTTTGAGATTAGTTAGGACCGAGAGCAACAGAATAGCAAATTTTGCTACACAACAGTCAGCATTAAGTTTATTTGGTAAAGATAATTTACAAAAAACTTGGTTACATTCGGGCGGAAATAATGAGCGACCTACACATGTTGCTATTGATGGCGTTACAATTCCGTACCATCAAAAGTTTATGGTTGGCTTGGAACCTATGGAACGGCCCGGTGAAGGATCTGCTGAAAATATAATAAATTGTCGATGTACAATAAATTATGAGCCATTAGAAATACCCGGATTTACATTGTAAATTAAATTTGTTATTTTTGTAAAAAATATATATATATGGATTTTTTATACAAAGCGTCACCACTAGGTGAATTAACAGATTACGACGATAAAAATTCATTGGTAAAAGGGTACGGATCATATTTTAATAATCAGGACAGTGACGGTGATATTATTAGAATGGGCGCATACAGAAAAACCATTGAAGAAAACGGTTACAGAGTAAAATATTTGTATCAGCACAATATGATGCAACCTATTGGAAAAATGAAAGAACTTTATGAAGACGACAAAGGATTGGTATTTGTAGCAGAAGTTCCAAAAACCTCACTAGGTAAAGATGTAATTGAATTAATGAAAGCGGGAGTAATTACAGAAAATTCTGTTGGTATTTTACCTATTGTTAAAGAAGACAGAGGTGAATACAGAGAATTAAGAGAAGTCAAGCTTTTTGAAATTTCGGCCGTTACAATGGCTGCTAATGATGAAGCAAAAATCTTAGATGTAAAAGGAACAAAAAATATATCTGAGCTGTACAAGAAATACGATAATTTATGTAAACTAATTAGAAAAGGCAATATCACAGACGAAATGGGATATGCTATTGAATCAGAAATATACAAGCTAAAATCTTTATTTATTAACGCTACTCAGCCAACAAAAACCGTTACTGAGCCAGTTGAAAAAAAGGCAGAGTTTGATGTTTATAAATATTTGTTAAATAATTTAAAATAAAATCCTATTAAAATGGAAGAAAATGTAAAAAATCAGCTTGACCAATTAGGCAACTTAATTGATGCTAAAATTGAAAAAGCTACTGGACAAGCATTGGAAAGTGCTAACGGTACGGTTGATACAGTGCTTAAAGGCGAAATATCAAACCTTACTAATTCATTCAATGAAAGAATGGACGCAATGGAAGTTGCAAACAAAAAACACTTAGAAGCTATTGAAGGCAAAAAAGCTGACAAATCTTTTAAAGGTGGTTTAATAAAAAGTATCAATGACGGTGCTTTAAATTCACTTAGAAACGGAAACGCAAGAAGCGCATCTTTTGAAATAAAAGCTGATATGACTACTGGCGCTGATTTTACTGGTGAAGTAATACCGGCTGATAGAGTGCCTGGATATAAATATGATCCGGCAAGACCTCAACACATAAGAGAATTAATTTCTCAAGGGTCAACTGTATCTGATGTAATTAGATTTGTTAAAGAATCTGGTTACAGTGACGGATCTGCTATGAAAGCAGAAGGGGCAACATTAGGTCAAACAGATTTTGACATGACTGCTAGCTCTGTAAATGTAGAAAAGTTAGGTGCTTATTTAAGAATTTCAGAAGAAATGCTTGCTGACACACCTCAATTAACTAGCTATATTTCAACAAGAGTACCATCAAAACTTTTATCAAAAGAAGATGATCAACTTTTAAACGGTGACGGAAGTGCGCCAAATTTAAGCGGAATTATTAC